GACCCGGCAAAAGTAGGCTATCCGCAGCGCCTCCTGTGGATCGCCATGTGGACACTGGCAGACAAAGAAGGCCGCCTAGAGTACCGCCCGACGCGTCTCAAAAAATACGCCTTCGGCGTTGTAGGTCAACATGAGCTGCCCGCTGTACTTATCGCTTTTCCGTGAATTGCATATAAAATGAGCGACGCGTAAGTTGAGCAGGTCATGCCATCCACCGAGCGCTAAAGGAACTACATGGTCCATCGTGGGCATCATTGGCCCACCCTTTACACCAATAAGAACTTGCACGCCACAGATGTGGCAAATAGACCCGTGGGCACGAACTATGGCTTTTAATGAGACTGGAGCATTAACTACTGACTTTTTCTTTGCCCTGCGCCTCGCTTTTAACGTTCTGCGATTAGCTTTACGAAAGGCCTTTGCTTTGGTTTTAGTGCGGAGGTGAGCGCACACACCACAGTAGTGCTTGAAGCTCGCTACAGTGATACCGCAGTCCTTACACTTCCTTGGCTGTTTCTCTGGTTTTTCAACCTTGCAGCATGTAACTGCTTTCGGCGTCCTCGCTTGGAATGGCTTGTTGCAGTTAATGCAATGCTTCCACTCGCAGTAACACGATTTACCGATGTTAGCCTGTTGACGAATGTACTTAAAACCACACTCACGCGAGCAACACACATTCTTGCCACCGTTAGCGTGCTTATGAGCAAACTCGATGCCACACACTGCGCATGTATGGTTGGGTGTTGTATGGGATTTGTATACGCATTCTTTACCGCAAAACCTTTGCCGTTTACACCCAAGAAACATCGCGCCGCATTGTTCACAAGCCTTCTCTATCCTCAGTGACTGGCCGTGGCATATAGACGAACAAAACCGCCCAAACTTCCATTTAGGGAGATGTGTGTATTGCTTCTCGCATTGACCGCAGGTTCGATTTGATGGAGTTGCTAATGGAGCTCCTCTTTTCATAAATCACAAACTCACTCACCGCGCGCCGTCCGTACCGAGTGGCACGCCTTACACAACGACATTAAGTTTCCTATCACCAACCGCAAGTGAGGCGCATCGGCGATCTTCCGCACGTGATGTACATCCACCGCAGGCGTGATGCGCGGCAAACAGTCCTCACAGCAGGGGTCTTGGTATAGCTTGAGCCGCCTTACCTTGCGCCACGCTGCGTCATACCCACGCTCGGCTGGTGTGCCTCGCTCTTGCTTACATCGCCCGGCGTGGGCTGATTGGCAGTGGTGGCACCAGCGGGTAGTGGGGAGGTGAGGCATATCATGCTCATCCCCGCGCCTCGCGCATCAAAACCCAGCCATCAGCGAAGAGCGGTGGGTGTAGGTATTCGGAAGCACCTTAACCACAGTGGCTTGCGCCGTTATCCGCTTGGCGATCTCGTTTGGTTCAGCTAACAGGAAAACCCGCGTTACCGCTTTATCCTTGCGGCGCTGAATCAAGCGCGCCACGCGGCCGGCGGTTTTGAGGATGCGCAAGGTCTCAAGGCTGATAGCTCGCCGCTTACCGCTTGCGTTTTCACAAATCACAGTCGGTCCGGCCAGTTTCAAGGTGTCCAAGCGCATCTCCTCGATTGGGAGCCCGTGAGGGCTGGCGACGTGTACTGCCACTTCAAACCCCGTCGGAGGTTGAGCCGCAATTGCTGGGCCTTCTTCATTTATCAATTTGGAATTTTCAAAAGTCAAGGGGTTTGTTTCTTTTTTTTCGCGGTGGCAAGTCGCAGCGCTTCCCACAGCGCCGCCATGGTCGCAGATTGGTCGGCAGCGATGCGCTGGAGAAGCGTGTTCTGGCGCTGTAAATCCTTGATTTCCATGCGCATGATGGTCAGCGTTTGCAGTTCTGCGGGTGTCATAGCGTGCCACCGGCGCAGCGACATTTCCCGCTAAAGTGGTACGGCTGTTTGAGCGGATTCCCGTCCTCGTCCACCATGCCCTGCACCCGTACCCATTTCGTGACGCGGATCTCTCCACCCACGCACCGCGCCGGATGGTGGATCTTTTCGAGCCCGCGCGAGTTGGGATCGTAATCCCAATACGTGAGCCCTGGAACCTCTCGCCCGCACCCGCCTGAATTTACCCTAGGAGCTTCGTTTACCGGCTGCCCATGCTTCGCCTCGTTTAGCGCGTCCGCGATGTCTTGCGGCCCCATTGGAAGCGCTTTGCGGGCCAATATGAGATCCACGGCCGCCCGAGCGTGCGCGGCGTCGTCGGAATGACTGGCGAGCACGTCAATGAGCGAGGTAAACGTCTCCGGCGCCATGAAGCCGAACCCCTGGAGATTCGACATTCGGTTGAGTTGGGCGGTGGCTGTGCCGCGATTACATGGCATCGTCCACCTCCAACCCGGCCTTCAAGTCCACCGGCCCGAATCGTCGCGGTGCCCGTGGTGCTGGCGGTGCTTGCGAGTACGTGCCGTCGCGCGTCCACCACTGCGCTGCTTTGGTGCGCAGGTCCGGGTTGTTGTCGTATGCCGCCCGCCACTTGCGAACGCTGGCGGTGAAGCTCAAACAGAATCCGGCAGGGTTGCCCTCGAAGCTGGCGGACTTCTGAAACTCGCTGCGCATGGCCGACGCCGTGAGCCCAACATCGCCGCCCGCTGGCAGGTGCTCACAGGCAAACTTCGCCGCCGTCTGGAACAGCTCGTCCGGGTCCGGTCCGCTGTCAGTGATGGCGAGTTGACGCGGTTGCGGCGGGGGAGGGGCGAGCGTCAGCGCGCCATTCCCCCTTCCCCCTTCCACATTCAACATTCCACATTCAACATTCATACCGGGAACCCCCCCTATCATAGAGGCTTTTCCTGGGGAACTTTGGGGAAATCGTCTATGATCGGCCAATGATAGGGGCAAATCCTGGGGAACTTTGGGGAAATCGTCTATGATCGGCGTATCATTGGCCGATGATACGCCCAAATCCTGGGGAATCCTGGGGAATCCTGGGGAATCCTGGGGAATTGGCCTATCATTGACGTATGATAGAGGCAAATCCTGGGGCATCCTGGGATTTTGCTCTATCATTGACCGATGATTGAGCGACGATACTGGCGGCGGAAACTCCGATTCAGGGTCACGATAGTGCGGCCGCTGGTGTTTCAGGAAGTTCACGCACTGGATCACCTCGACCGAACCGACCGGATAAAGGACGATCAGCCCGGCGTCGTGGAGGTCTTGAACCCACTGAGCGACGTCTTCCACGGTCGCCGGATCAAAGCCGAAGGCGTATTTTTTGAGACGCGTCGGGCGGTACTCTAGGCGGCCTTCTTTGTCTGCCAGTGTCCACATGGCGATCCACAGGAGGCGCTGCGGATAGCCTACTTTTGCCGGGTCGTCGGACTCGAAAAATCCCGGCTTGATATTACGGGCGCGTGCCATTATACGCCTCCTTTCAGCACAATCTGCGTAACGCTAGGCGCCTCGCGCCCTCGCGCTTTACCGCACTTCCCGCAATAGGGCATAAATCGCGCCAACCCACCGCACGCAACACAGCGCCCGCCGATTCCATCCGTAGCCATGCGCTTGATAGAGCAATCGTGGCACCGGTCCTCATTTCCGGCTAACAGCGCGGACGGCCGATGGGTAGAGTACTTCCCGCAAGTGCAACGGCACGCCCATCGGGTCCTTTTACCGTCCAACCCGGCGGCTGCCAAACCCAGCACGGTCAGCCGCCCGAATTTATTCCCGGTCAGGTTGGTAAACGATGGGTGGATAGGCACCGTCCGCAGCGGCGGAGGTGCGTAATACGTCGGCTGGTCGCTTTCTTGCGGCGGAGTGTACGCATCTCCGCCTTTCATAGCTATCGCCGTTTGCCTATCGACGGCCACGCCCTTGGCGATTTCCACCGCCACTTTCTCAAATCGTGTCATCTGCTCCCTCTTTCCGGCCGCGTCGGTATAGCGGCCACCTGTTTACGCCCGCCAAATCCTCACTAGCGCCCCGCTGGTGATCGGGAATAGCCCCTGATCGGCGTACATCTTCGACGTTCCGATGTACTCCACCACCCGCGCATCATCCGTCCAGGCGCCTCCCGTGGTCAGCGCGTCCTCCGTTGACCGGATGAGCTTAGATAGATCCGGCTTGCGATCGTGCAGCGCCGTCCGCTTGCGGGACTTCGGGCGCGGGAAGATGAACACCATCTGGCACCGCACCGGCCCGTCAATTGGCGGACGGCCCGCCATCGCTTCCCGCGCAGCCCAAGCCACGGAATCACGCCACGGTGCCACCTTCTTGCTTGATTCAATCATGCGCCCGCCGCCTACATGGCGCTTCGAGCCTTGCGGCCCTGGCACGCCCAGGACGACGAGTTCGACATCAGGCGGCCTCATGGTTCCACCGCCGCCAAAACCGCCAGCATCACAGCCTCGCCCCACACGGGGGAGTTTCCCTCCGCCCGTTGCTTCGTAATCGGATGCCGCAGCCGCACGCAAAACGTATGGCTAGACGCCGTCCAAAAACCATCGATGCGCCACCCGTCCATCTGGATGGCCGCCAATGCCATCGCGGCTGCCGCCGGATCGTTCGGCCAGTCGGGTACCGCGCAATCCCACAGCCACGTAGGCCGCTGGGTTGGGTCGGTAAGCCAGAGCCGCCCGTTGAACTCAAACACCTGCCACTCCATCACCCGCTCTGCGATCAGGCGGGATTCGGCGAGGGTCCATGGGCGGGTCATGGTTGGGCCTCTTGCATGAGAATGAACTCCTCCGCAAACCAGTCGCCCATGCCCAACTCGGCCAGCGGGTGCCCGTCCGCGATGTACCGCGCCGCTGCTTCTCGCTGTTCGCGCTGGGCGGTAGCGATGGGGTTGTCAGTCGATGGCATCGAATAGCCCTCCCTGCGCACCGGCATATGCCTCCGCGCTTTCCAGGTGTTTAATCGCCGTCGAAAAGTAGCCCGGCTTCAACTCGATCCCTATGAACTTGCGGCCTTCGTCCAGCGCAACAAACCCCTCTGAGCCGACGCCAGCGAACGGCGACAGCACGACATCACCCGGCGACGACCACAGCTCTAAACACCGGCGAATCAACCCAAGCTGCAGCGGGCAGATGTGCTTCTCGTCCTTTTCGTCGCGGGCGATGCGGAAGTTCAGCACGTCCGTCTGGTCGATGTCCCACCACACCGGCTCCGCGTACCGGCGCCAAATCTCCACGCTTGTCCGCCCGTCGCGGCCTTTGCGGGCGTATTTAGAAGGGTGCTGGTCGGTTTCGCGCGGATCTTGCGCCGCGTCGCCGATATACCGCTCGAACCCATTCGGCCGCTCGATCGGCTTCGTGCTGAGATTATCACCGGGCGGCGTCTTGCGGAATGCCAGCACGTAGTCCGCCATGCCCATGCGGATCTGTGAAGAATCACGCATGACGGTCTTGTGTAGGAGCCCGTTGTTGTTGGTCCGTTCCCGCTCCGTCACCGGGCACTTCCACACCGTCACCCGGCTATGGAACGTCCACCCGGCTCGCTCCATGGCCACGATGCACTGCCCGGGAAAGTCCCTCAAGCCGCTCGCCCCGTCGCTGTTTCGATACGTCGGCAGGTCTTTGACATGCATCACGCACAGCCGGCCAGTCGTCGTCACGCGAAGCAGTTCAGGCGCTAGGAATCCGAAGTGCGCAAAGAACTCCTCATCGCTCGCGCAGTTGCCCATATCGGCCTCGGAATCCGAGTAGGTGTAGAGGCTGGAGAACGGCGGAGAAAACACCGTCAGGTCTACCGACTCGTCGGGGATACCCTTGATGACTTCGCAGCAGTCGCCGTTGTATAGTGCCCAGTTGCGGCCGTGCCGCTCGTCTAAAATAACGTTCATTAGATCCACCTCGGAAGATTCATCTGTTTCGTGCCGACGGCAGAGGCAAGCTGACGCCGCCCGGTACCGTTTTGAATTGCCGCCATTGCGTGAACCATGGCAGCTTTCATCTCTTCGTGCTTTTTTTGCTTTTCGCGGATCGTCTTGAGAACGGGGCCTTCCGTTTCCGCGATAACCATGTAGGCGTCAACCGGGCGAGTTTGACCGAACCGCCACGACCGGCGCACGGCCTGATAGAACTGTTCGTAGGAGTAGGACAGCCCGCAAAAGATGTGCTTGTTGCAGTGCTGCCAGTTCATGCCGAACCCAGCTATTGACGGCTTCGTGACGATGCGCTGGAACGCGCCGTTCGTGAATCCCAGTAGCTTCTCCTCTTTCGCTTCCGTGCGCTCGTCGCCGCGCACCTCGATAGCGCCTTCGATCACCCGCATGAGTTCGTCGGCCTCATAGTTGGTGTTGCACCAGATACACCACGGCTCTTTCGAGTCGCCGATGATCTCGGCAACGCGAGCCGCCCGCGCCGGCGCCGTCAGCCGCATCTCCCGATGCAGTCCCGTCGCCGAAACGTCAGCCACCCGGAACAGTTGGCCGTTGGCGTTGATGGATTGATCGACGGAGACGATCTCTTCGTGGATGCGCAACTCGGGCATATTCCAGCCGTCATCAGAAAACCCAAGGTCCGACGGTTTCTCCATGCACACTGACCACGACGCCACCCACCGCCAGTAGTCGGCCTCCGCGTGCCCTTTCAGCCGGTAGCCGCCCGCCTTCATGGTGTCGTTCAGGAACCACCGCATGAGCATTTGCCCGCCGCTCATGATGTCGAGGAACTCGGAATGGTTGCCAAGTTCCATGTGGTCATTCGGCGACGGCGTGGCCGAGCAACACAGCTTATAGGGCGTGTTGGCGAACGAGTCTTGCAAGAGTCTCCGCGTGGCACCTGTGAAGTTTTTGAGGATACTCGACTCGTCCAACACGATGGCGTCGAAGTGGCCCGCGTCGAAGTGCTTCAGCATGTCGTAGTTGGCAACATTGACGCCGCGCCGCACGTCCTTTTGACTGCGACATTGCGTGATCTCCACGCCGAACTTTGCGCCCTCGGCTACTGTTTGCGCGGTGACGGCCAGAGGTGCCAGTATCAGCGCGTCGCCGCCAGTGTGTTGGCACACTTGCCGCGCCCATTCCGCTTGCATGGCGGTCTTGCCGCTCCCGCACTCAGTGAACAGTGCGAACTTGCCAGCGTTCAGCGCCCGCGTGATGCTCTGACGCTGAAATCCAAATAGCTTGCAATTGAGGTCGAAGTCGCCGTGAATGCCGGATGGTTGCGGCTGAACGTGCTTGCCGTCAAGAAACGCCCGGTAGCCGCTCACACCCGCCCCCTATCCAACGTCGCCCAGCCCTGTACCGTCGTAGGCCCGTTCTCCCACTCCCCGCCCGGCCCACGCAGCCCGGCCCACGCCTGCGCCACCGGCCGCGCCACAGGCTCAACCACCGGCCGTAACGCCGTCGCCCCGCCAACGTCGGCCATATGGCATTTCCGGCACTGCGCCGCCTGCGCCCCAATGTCGGCACCGCAGCGGCACTGGTTGCGCGCCGATCCGCGCTGCTTGGCGTTGTAGCGGGCCTTCTCTATTCGGTAGCACGCAAGGCACCGCACCCCTATGTGGACCGGCTGCCCACAGGCACATTTGCCCGCATTCGTTGCCTTGCAACGCCCGCACCGGCCAAAGCGCTTCTCGCGCCCGTCTGTCATCGGCGTGCCGCAAGCTCGGCACGGCATCGCGTTTGCTTGCCTAGCGGCTTCTCGCTGCTTGTTGCGCGTGGCGTTACCGCAAGCGCGGCACAGTCGGCCCACGCCTTTGTAAAGCTCGTCGCGCGTCTGCATGGGTGTTTGGCAGTTCGCGCACAGCTTCCCCGCTACCCATACTGTTTTTGGTCGTCCCATTCTTTGCTCCCTTTCGTTTCAGGCCGTCGGCATTGGCCTTGTGTTACCGCTCGTTCTGTATTGCGTACCGCTCGTCCGCCTCATACTGCGCGCCTTCCACAGCCCAGCGCTTGCGCTGCTCGCGCGGCGCCGTCGGGTACTCTTCGGCGTAGACGCGCTCCAGTTCGGCGATGCGGGCTAGGGCCGGCGACGGGCGGGTCATGCGCGGCGCTCCTTCTCCCACTCGGCCCGCGCGTAGTCGAGTAACGAGTCCTCGCCGTGCCAGTTCACCATCAGCGCCGAAGCTCTAAGCCAGCCGCCTTTGGATTGCCCAAAGAACCATTCCTGGAACTCCAGCGCATCAGCGCCCATCTTCCCGGCAAGCTGCTCTTCGGCGTATCGTTCGTTCCCGATATTCCGCAGCACCTCCGCCGCGCGGGTGGGGGTCATAAGTAACGCCCTTTCTGCGCCATAAGGAACGCAAAGCGTACCGCGTTGTCCCACAAGTTGTAATTTCCAAATAGCCGGTCGTCGTACCAGACTTGCCACTTAATGTGACCCATGAACATCCGTACTCCTTTAACCGTGATCTTGTT